GCTAATACCTATATGATAGAATCCGTATATATCGTGAACATTCCATAAGTTTGGTGAATGTTGGTAGATGTCGAGGAATACCGATAAATAGGTTTTGCAGTTGCTGGTCTGCTTGTCGTTACTCCTCCTACGCGGCAAATCAAAACCAGTTATGAGATTACTATGACAAGTGGTAGAGGAAGACCAAGAAAGCCTACACAAATCAAGAAGTTAAATGGTACTTTTAAAAAAAGTCGAGATAACCCAAATGAGCCACAGCTTGATGTGTCAATGCCCGACAAACCAACTTGGCTAGAGAATGACGTGTTGTCATCACAGCTTTTTGACCAAGTCGCTAAGTATATGGTGGATATGGGCGTCAGCACATCTGTCGATGGTCTTGCACTCTCTTTGCTTGCCGATCAAGTCGCTATCTATTTGCGCTTACGTGAACAAGTTCTAAAGCAAGGCGAAATGATTGAGTCTCCAAACAGCGGTGGCGAAATGATATTGAAGGCACACCCGGCTATTGTTCCTATGAACCAAAGTTTTGTAAATATCACAAGACTAATGCGTGAATATGGTCTGACGGCATCTAGTCGTTCAAACCTATCAACAAAAGACAACACGACAGACGTTAATTCGTTTGAAGATTTTTTAAAAGTTAATTAGGAGTTTGTATGAACAATATTGTAGACAGTACAAAGCCTTTTAACGTGCTTTGGCCAATTGCACTAGTACTTATCACAGTAGCAATAACCTGGGGTTCGGTACAGGCAGAGAGCGAACAAACGGCTAGAGCAGCTAATGAGAATAGGCAAACAATTAGCGCAGTTAAAGAAAAATCAGCCGAGCTAGATAAACGAGTTGCGTTAAACGAGCAATCACTTGACCAAATTAGGTCTAGTGTCCAAGAAATAAAAACTGACACAAAAACAATACTACACATGCTATCTGTTAACGCGGAGAAGTGACATGGGAATACTAAGCCAAATACTGGGTTCTGGAGACGTAGTGTCTAAGGGCTTAGAACTTATAGATAGCTTTCACACTTCTGAAACTGAGCTTATTGAAACTAAAACAGCCAGTAAACAAAAATTATTAGAAAGTTACGCGCCATTTAAGCTTGCACAACGCTATTTGGCATTAATTTTTGGCTTCACATTCGTTGGTAGCTACATATTAGTCTTAGTGCTTTATTTCCTTGGCAAGGACATATCTGCTGTCCAAGACATTATTGATACGTTCCAAATATCAACAATCATGCTTGTAATAATTGCATTCTACTTTTCAGGTGGTGTGTTTGAATCTATGAAAACGGCGGGTAAATAACATGAGTAATTTTGATTTTAGAGATCCAGAAGAATGGAAACAGCTTATTTTTGTTTTAGTTTTAATAGGTGGTATTTTCTTGCTGTCTTGGCTGGCTGAATGAACGCAATGTCAGACAAAGAAATCTGCAACACAGCATGGCAATATGCTGAAGATTGCGTGTCTGGCAAAAAGAAAGTTTGCAACAACGTTGTTATGGCGTGTCAACAAGCCTTAGATATGCAAAAGCGTACAGACATTTTGTTTTGTGATCAAAGTGCAGCAAGGCCCATTAAATTTGCAAGTTTTATAAAGCATTTAAAAGGACCGTTAGCCGGTCAGCCGATTGTCTTTGAGCCGTGGCAAATGTTTTTAATTACACAAGTCTATGGGTGGCTTCGCCAGGACAAACAAAGGCTACGACGTTCTGTTTATATTGAAGTACCTAGAAAGTCAGGCAAAAGTACCTTGTGCAGTGTTCTCTCGCTCTATCATCTAATGGCAGACGGAGAGAGTTCCGCAGAAGTGTATTCTGCTGCTACATCACGCGACCAGGCAAGAATTGTGTTTGGGGATGCCCAAGCAATGGCACGAGCATCTACACATTTGAGTACACACTTAAACGTACAACGAAATTGCATTGCATACATGAAGGCTAACTCAAAATTTGAGCCTTTGTCAGCCGATGCAGGGTCTTTAGAGGGACGTTCGCCATCATTTGCAGTTGTTGATGAGTTACACGTCCATAAAACGCCAGAAGTGTATGACGTTCTTAACGTGGCATCAGGTGCGCGATTGCAACCTCTGTTATTTACAATTACAACATCCGGCGTTAACCGCGAAGCTATTTGTTACCAAGTCAGAGACTACGCACTGAAAATTCTGCAAAGTCATGTTGATGACGACACCTTTTTCAGTATGGTCTATGGCGTTGACGAGGGTGATGATTGGCGTGATCCAGAAGTACATAAAAAAGCTAATCCTAACTATGGCGTTAGTGTGCAACCTGATGATTTAGCGCGACTGTGTAAGCAAGCTGAAGAATCACCCAGCGCAGAAACCAACTTTAAGACGAAACGACTTAACATTTGGTGTAGTACCGATAGTGCCTGGATTAGCAGTCACGCATGGGATGCTTGTACGCAGACACGCCCTCCCCTTAGTTATTGGAAAGGCAAAGCCTGTTACATTGGCCTTGATTTAGCATCTGTCAATGACTTTGCTTGTGTTGCTCTTTTATTCCAAGAAAAAGGTTTTTTATATCCTTATGTGCAAAGTTATTTGCCGCTAGACACGATTACCTCAAAGTCTGGCGCAATGGGTGGTCGATATAAAGAATGGATGGACTCAGGGCAAATCATAGCAACAGATGGCAGTGTCACTGATTTAAAATACATTAAGGAAATGGTTTTACAAGCTTGCGAAGATTACCACGTTAAACAAATAGCATTTGACCCATATGGCGCTCACGAATTAGTTGCTGAACTACTAGATCAAGGGCTACCGATGGTTAAGTTTCCCCAAAATATAATGAACATGTCCGATCCAAGCAAAGAGTTTGAAAAAGCTATATTAAGTAAACGCTTGGCGCACGGCAATGACTCAGTGCTGTCTTGGATGGTTAGTAATTGTGCTGTTTGGTCAGATGTAAATGACAATATCAAAATAAAAAAAGATGGCAGTCAATCAAACAAAATAGACGGCGTAATAGCCATTATTATGGCCCTGGGCAGAATGAAAGTACATTCCGGGCTACAACCCTCACCTTACGAAACTCGCGGCATACGAACGTTATAGGAGCAAATTATGGTCTGGCCATTTACGAAAAAGCCGGCAGCTACTAAGTCTGCTTCTTATTCACTAGACTCACCAGCGTTAATGAATATGATTATGCGCGGTGAAACGCCTAGCTTGAACAGCGTTGGACCTGACACAGCAATGCGTCTGTCAACTGTTTATGCGTGTGTCAAAATATTAAGCGAGACAGTAAGCACACTACCCTGCCACTTCTATAAATTATCTGAAGATAGAATGAGCAAATCACATTTGTGGACAGATGTACTGCATACATTAGTCCATCGCTCACCGAACGATTGGCAGACAGCACAAGAGTTTTGGCAGCAACAAATGGTCAACTTGTGCCTAAGAGGTAACAGCTACAGCTATATTGTTAGGGCTGGTAGCACTGGACGAGTAGTCGCTATCAATCCTTTGCCTGTTGATGCTGTCAGTATTAACGTGTATGCACAAAATAGAATTGAATACTCTGTGTCAGTTGGTGAAAAAGGCGTAACGCGTTCTGAGGTTTTTCAGCCCGAAGAAATATTGCACTTTAAAACAATGAGCATGGATGGCATACGCGGCGTTAGCCCAATAAGCTATCAAGGTCACTTGCTAGGTGGGTCAATTGAAGCGCGTGACCATGCTAACAATGTTTTTGCCAATGGCAGTACGCCGCGTGGTGTGTTGATGGTTGACGGAACGTTGAGTGACGAGGCTTATAGTAATTTAAAAGATTCTTGGGCAAGTTCTCATGCCGGTACACAAAATGCGAACAGAGTTGCGTTGTTAGAGGCTGGTGTAAAGTTTGAGCCGATATCAATGTCCCCTGGTGACGTGCAGTTAATTGAAACGCGTAAAATGAGTCGTGAAGAAATATGCGGAATGTTCCGTGTGCCTCCTCACATGATTGCCGACCTAACACGCGCAACATTTAGCAACATCTCCGAACAAAGCATGGATTTTTACCGTTCAGCTATTAGCCCTTACTTAAAAACGTTTGAATCAAGAATGAATTACTCATTTTTAGGTGATTCTACTCGTGAGTTTAGGTTTGACGTGAGTGAGCTAATACGTGGTGATTTTGCTGGTGAAGTTGATGCCTATAAAAAGTTGTTAGAGATTGGTGTGATGTCGCCTAATGAAGTCCGTGGTCGTCTTGATATGAACCCACGCGAAGGCGGCGATGATTATGTGTCTGACTCGAATAATTTAACGTTTGGTGATGACCAAGCACAACCTGAACCTGAAACCCAACCTGAACAAGAAGCAATAATAGAGGACTACAATGAATAAGGTATTTCAACTTGAGGGTGTCAAGATATATGACACAGAGGATGACGAGCGAAAGTTTAGCGGCTACGCAAGCACGTTCGGTAATTTGGACAGAGTTGGCGATATTGTAGATAGCGGCGCGTTTGAAAAAAGCCTAAATCTGCATAAGTCAGATGGCACAATGCCAGCTATGTTATTGCATCACGATTTAAAACGTCCTATTGGACGTTGGACGGCAATGACAGAAGACGCAAAAGGTTTGTCCGTGGAAGGTATTTTGACAAAAGGCGTACAAGATGCTGATGAGGCATACGCGCTACTAAAGTCAGGTGCTATATCTTCTATGTCAATTGGCTATCGTGTTAAAGATGAAGATTATGACGCCAAAGCAAAAGCTAATCATTTAAAAGAGATTGAACTGCATGAAGTTAGTCTCGTGACAATTCCCGCCAACCAATCTGCAATAGTTTCTGCTGTTAAAGATGCCGATGGCGAGTTAAACATCAGAGAACTAGAAATAGTACTGCGCGATGCTGGACTATCTCGAAAAGAAGCAAAAACTGTGCTTGCAGCCGGTGCTAAAGCTTTAGTTGCTGATGAAACCACCGAAGTAGTTGAAGAAGTGAAAAGTGAGCGTGATGCTGATTTGGAAGCTCGACAACTGCGACTCAGACGGTTGTTGGAAACAATCAACAACATTAAATCTTAAACAAAATAGGAAATTCTCATGTCAGAGAAGAAACTAGATGACGTTCAAGCTGAAGTCAAAGATGTTGATCTTGATTCTGTTGAAAAGGCAGTTGAAGAACTTGCCGAGCAGAACAAGTCTGTCGTAGCGGAGAACGAATCACTTAAATCAGAAGCAGAAAATGCTTCAAAAGAAATTGCAGAGATGAAGGCTAATATCGAAGAGATTACAGCTAAAAATTCTGCACCAGCAATCATTACTTCCACTAGCGAGATAGATCAAATGGAAAGCAAAACTCAATTTAAAACTTTCTTACAAGAAGGTATGGACGGACTCCGTCAAAAAGGCACTTCGCTCAATATTTCTACTAACGATGAAGGTGGATACGCTCTACCAGAAGAGTTGCGTTCAGAAATTATTAGACTAGAGAAAGAAGTATCACCACTTCGTCAAGTATGTTCTGTGGCGTCTGCTGCAACAACTGACGTTAAGCAGCTAGTAAGCATCGGTGATGCGGCATCTGGTTGGGTCGGTGAGCAAACATCTCGTGCCGTAACTAACTCACCTGAACTAGCACAACGCACTGCAACTTTTGGTGAAGTGTATGCTCGTCCCCAGGTTTACCAGCACATGCTCGAAGATGCATTCTTTGGTGTAGAAGATTGGCTAACAGGCGAAGTTGCAAGACAATTTGCTGAACAAGAAGGTTTAGCATTCCTCTCTGGCAACGGAACTAACAAGCCAGTTGGTATCCTAAATGGTCTTACTTTAAATTCTGACAGTGCCGCTAACGACACTAACGGAACATTTGAGGTATTGAACTCTGGCACTAACAATGCACTTGCCGCTAACGACGCTGCAACTATTGAGTTTCTACGCACTGTTGTACGTAGCATGAAAACTGGCTACCTCGGTGGTTCTTCTTGGATGATGAATCGTTCTACGCATAACTCTTTGCTTAACCTAAAAGATGGCGATAGCAACTACTACATGCAACAGGATATTTCACAAGCTGGGTCTACTAGCCTGTTTGGATACCCAATTACTATTAACGAGGACATGGCTGACGTTGACGCAGCGGCTCACTCTGCACCAATTATGTTTGGTGATTTTGCAAGAGCTTTCCAAATCGTTGATCGTGTTGGCGTTTCAATGCTTCGTGATCCGTACACGACTCCTGGTTCAGTAATGTTCTACACTCGAAAGCGTGTAGGTTCAATGGTCATGGATGCGAGTGCATTGAAAGTAGTTGGCGTTACTCACGCGTAATTTATATAGGTATTAACTGCCTTACTGTAAAAGGAGATCACTATGTCAGACCCAGTTACATTTCAAGAAGCGAGACTGCATCTGCGTTTGGCTAGTGATCTTGACGCTGATGAAGCTGTTGAAATTACAAGAATGATTTCTGTCGCCACCGAGTATTGTGAAAATTTCTGCAATAGATCATTTACCACAAAAACTAGGACGGCTGTTTTCGATAATTTTCCAACGTCGTTTAACAGAAAAAATCTTGGATTACATTTACCTATGGGTAAAGTCACCAGTATCACCAGTGTCACCTATTACACAAATGCTTACGTTTCTACCACTTTGTCTTCAACAAAGTACCGACTTGTAGGCGCATCTGATCGGGCGCATCTCTATCCAGCAATGGGTGAGCAGTGGCCGACAGATTGCGCTTCTGAGCCAGAACATATTGTTGTGACTTATGTAGTAGATGGGACAGCAAGTGTCCCAACGTCAGTCAAACAGGCAGTTCTTCTTATCGTTGGAAGTTTGTATGAATATCGTGAAGATGGCGTTATAGATAACGCTGGATTGGCTTTAGTAAAAGCACCAAAAGGCGCTGACGATCTTCTATCTCCTTTTAGATTGCGAATAGCATAAGGAGGGTTTATGAGATCAGGTAGTTTAAGGCATACAGCAACGTTTTTTGAGCGTTCTACAACTCCAGATGCTTTTGGCGCTTTAGACCATACGTTTTCTGCAAACTCTGTCACTCGTAAGTGTTCGATCAAACAGCGAACATTTCGTGAGAGAAAAGAAAACGATCAATTGGTATCTAGGATTGAGTTTGAGTTGCAGTTTCATTATGTAGCTTCACTTGAGCTTATAAATCCTGGCGCTGAAATCCAAGTTGCGGGCAGAAGACTACAAGTCATTAGTAGTTCTGATCCTGACGGCAAGCGCAAGCGCGTCGTTATTTACGCGGAGGATGTTATATGATTGACACTTCTCTTCGTACATTATTGTTAGCTGATAGTGCTATCACAGCGTTAATAGCTACCAATGGGATTTATCCGCAAAAGTTGCCACAGGATGTTGCCAAGCCTTGTGTCGTTTATCGCGTATTTAATGGTGTATCTGATTTAGTTGCGGGAGGCTCTTCTGCACTAATGAAGTATACGGTCGATTTGACTGTGTACTCAGATACCTATTCTGGTATGCGAAATATTACACGAGCGTTAGTTAACCGCCTACACGGCTTACAAAACAGCCAATACACGGACATTATCCATCACTGCAAAGTGCATGGTACTTTTAATGATTTTGAAGAAACTCTTAACCTATATTCATCAACTATTGATGTCACTCTTATCGTAAAGGAGAATTAAAATGGGTGCTATTACAACACCTTTCACTGGTCAATCGACCGGACTATATGTTTCCGCGTCTGCCCTCGCATTAAGCGCCGTTGGTTCAACAACGCTTGTCGGTGAAGTGCAGAACATTGGTGACATGGAGCTAAGTGCTAACGTTATAGAAGTTAGTAAATATGGCTCTGACTATAAATCAAAACTTATTGGACAGAAAGACAGCGGCACAATCGACATAACTCTTAATTGGGTTCCCGATGCGTCAACTCAATCTGAACATGCACTCTTACAGACACATTATGAGAGTGGAGCAAAGTTGTACTTTGCAATTGTGTGGGCTGATGGAGCAAACCAAGCTGGTTGTAGCTTTGGTGGCTTTGTCACGTCATTTGCTATTTCACAGCCTCTTGAGGATGTAGTAACGCTAAACGTTAGCATTACTATTGACGGCGCTGTAACTATTGACGACGACGGTTCATTCTAAACCTATGAGGCATCTCCTATTTGGGGGTGTCTCTTTTTTTTATTTTTTGGAGGAAAACAATGTTACTTAATAAAGATTCGATTTTAGCAGCCGCAGACTTTAAATACGTCGAGCATGAAGTGCCTGAGTGGGATGGGTCAGTCAGATTACGTGGATTATCCGCAGCAGAACGTGATGAGTTTGAGGCAACACTTGGTGTTAGCCAGGATTTGACAAACATGAGAGCAAGGCTTGTCGTCAGTTGTATGGTGGATGAATCAGGACAACGCATATTTAAAAATTCAGAAGCAAAAGCGTTGGGCGAAAAAAACGCAACTGTCATTAACAGATTGTTTGAAGAAGTTAGAAATCTTAGCGGCATGGCAGATGAAGATTTAGGCGTTGCCGAGGGAAACTAAAAGACCCAGTTCGACGATTTAAATTTCGTTTGGCACTTGAACTGGGTATGACAGTCAGGCAACTCGAAACACAGATTGAGGTCAGTGAATTGCACGAGTGGATGGCGTTTTTTGCAATTGAGCCTTGGGGCGCAGTAAGGGCCGATTACCGATCAGGCGTTGTTGCTGCAACCCTTGTAAATGTTAACGGCGGCAAGAAAGGTAAAAAGCCAGCGCAAGCTAGTGACTTTTTTAACTTGTATCAAAATCACAGCAATAGAAAACAAACTAACCAACAACAAATAAGCATTATGAAACGCATTGCAAGGAGTCAACGTGACAAAGGACTTTAAGGTAGTAAGGCGTAAGCATGGGTTGTATAACGAGTTTGAAGTAAAAGGTTTAGATATGCTTGACAAAGAGTTAGAGCGTATGGGCAAGGAGTTAGCAACAACCCTTGGTAAACAAGCTGTTGAGAAGGCACTGCACCCTTTAGAAAATCGTGTAAAGGCAAACATAAACACACAAAACCTAAGAGATACAGGTGCGCTAATGCGCTCGGTTAGAACGACAGTTAATTTGTCAAAAAAACCACGAGGCATACGCGGTGAGGTACGTGCTGGTGTTGATCGCCGGGGTCGTTACAAAAAAACAGGACAAAGAAAGCCTGCTTATGCATTGCAATTGGAATATGGCACAACTGATAAAAATCCATTTGGCGCACAGCCTGAACGTCCGTTTATGCGTCCAGCTTTTGACGGTTACGAAAGACAACTAGCAGCAAAAGCAAAAAACGCACTACAAAGCACTATTTTAAAATTTAAGCTTAGAGATATTAAATAGGTAAAACTCATGGCGACATCAGTATTAAGAACCCTAGCACTACGTCTTAGACTTAACTCTGCACAGTTCCAAAAAGACATTGGCAAAGTTGATAAGCGGATGAAACGTTTAAGCGGTTCTATGCGTCGCTCTGCAAATATGTTTAACAGCCAATTAGGTCAACTAGGTGCAACGTTTGCTACTGGTTTTGGTTTAGCGGAGCTTACTAATGCCGCAGATACAATGGTTAACTTGCGTAACAAGATGAACGCAACCTTTGAAACGTCACAAGAGGTCGCGCAAGGGATGTTGGACATTAAACGCATAGCTCGTGAGTCTCGTGCTGACTTGGACGCGGTAGGTACACTTTATCAACGTATTTCTGTATCAACACAGAACATGGGAGCGACACAAGAAGAAGTTGCTGCCGTTACCCAGGTTGTCAGTAACTCATTCCTAATGTCCGGTACAACTGCATCAGAAGCGGCTAACTCAGCAAGACAGTTTGCACAGGGTCTAGCGTCTGGAACGTTACGTGGTGACGAATTTAGGTCTGTGTCGGAAAACAACGTCGTGTTAACAAAAATGTTAGCTGAAGGCTTAAATTTAACTGTTGGTGAGTTGCGTCTATTTGCACAAGAAGGCGGTTTGACCGCTGAAAAGATTTTACCGATTTTGACTGGTCAATTAGAGTTTACCAACAATGCAATTTTAGATATGAGACTTAACGTTTCACAAGCTAGAACGTTGTTCAAAAATAGCTTTACTGAAATGGTTGATAGAGTTAACAGCGTTTTTAAAGTGACAGATAGAGCCGCATTAGTAATAAAGTCTTTAAGTGACAACATTCACATACTTACATTAGCTGTGTCTGGGTTTGCAGTCATTTTAATGACAAAAGTGTTAGTAGGGTTTGCCGCTTGGATCGCAATGACAATTGCGACAGCCGCTACAACAACATTTAGTTTAATAACGTCAATTGTTAGTGCAACTTTTATTATTGGTAAAGTGTTTGTAGGCGCAATGATTGCTGCAACTTCTGGTTTATTAAAACTAGGTGCAGCTATGTTGTTAAATCCAATTGGTTTATTTGTTACTGCAATTTTAGGTGCAATTGCGGCTTTTGTAGTTTTGGAACAAAAATTCCAAATAATAGAACGATTTAGTAAAGCCTTTGAGGGTATGGGTGCAATTGCAGGCGCGGTTTTTGAAAGCCTTAAATTAGGGTTTAAAAAAGCT